CTTTCTTATATGTCTTTATTGTACAAGACATACAAGAAGCTGTCAAGGGCTTAGGTAACTGGCTAGTTACCATGAAGAACAGTAGTAAAAATCATACCGAGTTATGTCTTCTATTGACAACACATTCTCAAGGATGGCTTTGGTTTGAATGAGGTCATCGAAGTAACCCTCATCATATGAGTCACTGCCAAAGAAGAAGCCGTTGGTTGTAGGCAACAAGTCATTTGCTTTGTCTTTATTACGCAACACCTCATTGACTTGCTCAAGAAGTTTCTCAAGCTCTTCTGTAGTGACAAGGTGTTCACGACAATTGTCTACACCATTCTGTACGTTATCAACAAACCACTTGTGGATTTGGTTAGCCTTACGCCAGTAGCCAGCCTCATATGAAAGCTCTTTGACACGCATACCATTAACCTTCAGGTCATCAAGGTAGAACTTCAAAGCACATCCAGCATCATCAAAGTCATTGATGTAACGCTTAGCTGTCAAATACATATCTAGTCCCATTACTTTCTCCTTTGTTTAAAGAATCTAATTATACACAAACCAACAATAAACCCAAGTACATACACCAAGAAGATGCCTGTGCCATCAACATGGTTCCGCATTGCCTGCCTCCATACAAGGAACACCATTGTTGATGTTCATGTTGGCAAACCTAGCCTTGTGAACAGGCTTGCCCTTGAAGGTTACAAACGAAGAGAACAGGTATGGATTGTAAAGCACAGAAGTCCATTGCACCTCTTCCTTGCTCCAATCATAAGGGCTTGTAAGAAAGCCAACAACCCCTGCGTGTACGTTCTTACGCTTCTCACGTATCACACGCTGTCTTCCAGCCTCTGAAACCTTGAAGGTAGGGCTGTATATAGCCAAGGACGTTCTATGCCCTATAACCCTGCCCTTCTCTGCTCCCTCTAGTGCCTTCACAGAGAAGACACGCTTGTGCAAATTGAAATATACAAACACCTTCATTCTTTATCTCCTATAAGGTCTTGCCTGATTGCATCAAGCTCTGCTAGCACTTTCTTTCTTGAGCCTGTAAAACCCTCTCGTTTGAGGATGGCATACGCAGTTGTACCCTTGACAACTTTGATGCCTTGCATCTCCAGCTTTAGGGCTGTGCGAAGGGTTAACAAACGTGCTGCCCCTATCTGATTACCTGTGAGTATCATGCTGCCCTCTTCATCAAAAGCTCTAGGAAATTCTCCCCAATGTAGGGAAGCTTCACCCAAAATTCTCCCTCTTTATAGCCAACAATATCAGTGGCATAGATGCTACCCATCTCTGTATAAAATCCCTCCACAGTTGCCATGCGGATCGAGCCCTTCTTGTTGTCCTCAAGCACAGCCTCCCATCCATTACGCAGGACAATACGTGTCCCCTTCTTAAGCTTATTTGTTTCTGCAAACTGACTCATGGTAACTCCTTAGTAACTACACACAACAAGCCCATCTGTTGCCATTTAACAACAAGGGCATTAGCTTCTTCTTCTGTGTCCTTATATCCAATAAAGTCACAGCACCCCTTAGTTCCTACAATCTTATACATTTACAAGCTCCTTGATTTGAAAAACCTTAGCCATCTTACGTGAATGTGACACGTAAGCAACAACCTTCACACCCTTGTTCCAACAAGCTGTGCAAGGGCCACACTTACCCTCTTGCAAACTGCTAGGGCATACGTGTACACCCTGTCTATGCTCATGGCTTTTGATAACCATAGAGGTAGTCTTGCCTGCTATCTGTTCTTCTACATTGTCAGCACTCAAGCGCACAACAACATTGGGCAAACAATCAAGCGCACCTAGCACATTGGAATACTTGTCAAACTTGTGCATACGTGTGGGCAACCAATGCTTAACGTGTAGGGTTTGCCTACAAACATCATAGATTTTCCATGCTAAGTCAACAGAATAAATATCTCCGCTGTCAAACCATCGGAATTTCTTCTGCTTTGACAATGCTTTGACCATACGTTCCACCCAATCGTCAGCCTGCCAATCTTCCTTGTTGTTTTTACGCAACGCAATAGCAGGCTTCATGTGATAAAACCCTTGTGTGGCATAACAGCCTTGACAAACCTCGACAAGCTGCCCATCTTTGCCAATGCTTCCTTGACAAGTCTCTAGGGCTTGCAAGCTCCAACTGAAACAGCCAAGCTTTGATGTTCTACTAAGCATAAACAGCCTCCAAAATAAGCATTGTCCAAACCAGCACCAACAAAATGGTGCATGTAACTGTGAATTGTCTATCTGTCATTTGATGCTCCTTGCTGGCAGGATTGCCACATAAGCCCACATTGATGGGCTTATGTAATTCCCTATCAGATTGCAATGGCTTGCTTCTGCACTGACAAACGCTTCTTGTCACGATGTACACGCACCACAGAAGATGGGCTAACTTTGACAATCTGCCCATTATGAGCAAGCTTAACTGCCACCTTGAAAAACCCTCGGCTGACAATCTGCCCATTGAATCGCTTATGTCCAACATACACAGTCAAAAACCTATTGCCATGATTAGCAACAAATTGCTTAGCGACAAAAAAAGCCTTAATTGAATCAAACATAAAAACCTCTTACAAAGTAACTCGCTAGTAACGCTAGCACGTGTCCTACAAAGCGTAGGGAAAAACTTATAAGCTTTTCTCTCTGCTCTGATGTTCATTATAGAGAGTCCGAGGGGTTTGTCAAGTCCCTCGGTTTGTCCCTCATTAGACTTTCTCGTTGATTTTGGCCATTGCTTGAAGGATTAACTCGCTAGCCATTTTATAACCCTTGTCATAACACAGTTGTTGAATTATTTCTAAGTTATTCAAGATTTTATCTTCATCGCTAAATGTAACTTCTTCGATTGTGTCTTCGGTTTCTTCTTTTTCTTCTTTTTCTGCTTTTACTACTGCGCCGTTTTCGTCAATCACTTTTGACCCTGATTCTAAGCCTCTTAAGTCCTTAACTAGACTTTGCACTGATTCATAATTGTCTATGATGTTAAACAGGGTTTGACGTGTTTCTGATGTACTCGCGTGGTCGCATATCTTCTTAAATTCTGATTTTCTTACCTTGGCAGTATTCGCATTGTATAGGGCTTTTGCTTGTGTACCATAACCCTCTACCATGCTTTCGTATTCTGCTTTATTTTCTACAGTGTACGTGCCGATTATGGCTTTTAACGTACCCAGTAAAGCTCCGTTGATATCATGTTGATGCACTGCGAATGAAGCTCCCAGTGCTTCAGGGTTTGCAGGGTCTATCTTCTTTTGTTTGCTCATTGTCGTTTCTCCTTTTGGTTACTTGGTAGTTACCTAGAATCATTTCTCTGTAACTTGAGTGTATTCTAACAGAGAATCTATTGTACGTGTCAACGTGTCAATTAATACCCTACTAGAATCTAGGGTTACTTGGTAGTTACCTACTGTTTACCCTTCCCTTATACTATGCAAGGCCTGTGCCATGTATACTTAAGTAGTCGTGTCGTTAGTACCTTTGTTTTCAGAAGTGGTTGCATTGTAGTACTCTTGTTTTCAACTATTATTTATTACTACTTAATGCTTACATGATTTATGCACCATCTCTGTGCATTTCGTGCTTCTCTGCCCCATGTTGGTGCTTCATGTGTGAGAGATTCACCATTATGGTGCATATTGTGTGACAGTTAATACCTAGGTACTAGTGTAGGTGTTTTCCCTGTAATGCTTTGGTATTGGTTACTAGCTAGTTACCTTGGTGTTGTAGTACTTAGGGTTTCAGGTGGCTCTAGAGGTTGCCACATTAGTACTCATACCTCTAAAGTTTACATACCCTCCCACAGAAGGACTGTTTTGTAGCACAAAAGTACTACCGGGGGAGGGGACAACTTGTGCCAATATATGCGGAACCCCGTAGCATACAAAAAAGGGCTAAAATAGGGGGTAAATGAGAACTATTCGCATTCGCATTGAAGCCACTAAGTTGTTGATTTACAAGGAATAAATAATTACTGACCAACGGGTCATAAAAGGAATGCAATGTGTAGCATTAAAGCCACACAAAGAGCTTGACATTTAACACAATGTATGGTATAATAAATACATATAAGCAATTAAGGAAGCTTATTAAATAATAATTAAATAAGTCTAGGCTTAAAAGTAACTATGTAGTTACCTAGAAGCTGTACAGATTGACTTAGAAGCTGCACAGATGGGCATAGAAGCCGCACAGAAAGACATATGAACACTGATAGCCCTGTTAAAAAAAGAGGACGACCCAAGAAGACAGATATTGTTGCCAAGACACCGGGCAAGAGGAATGCTGTTGGAAGACCTAAGGGTGAACAGGCAATCATAAACGAATATCGCTCTAGGATGTTAAACAGTCCCAGAAGCCAGAAGGTTGTTGAAGCCATTTATGGGGCTGCTTTAGATGACTCCCACAAGAATCAAGCAGCAGCTTGGAAGCTCATCATGGATAGGCTCTTGCCTCTCAGTCATTTTGAGAAGGACAAGAATGGTGGTGGTAGGGCTGCTGTGTCTATCACTATCACTGGTGTTGGTGGAGAGCAGACAATCATCTCAGGTGGAGAAGACGAGGTTATTGATGTCTAAAGAAGCTGTTGAAAAAAGATTAAAGAAGCTTGGCTACAATGATGCTGCTGTTGCTGGCATCCTCGGCAACATTGCTGTTGAAACAGGGGACACCTTCGATTATAAGACAAAGCAAGTAGGAGGCCCGGGGTATGGGCTGTTGCAGCTTGACTTCATGAAGCCTCATTATGAGAAGTGGAAGAAGCAGAATAAAATAAAAGACAGTGCTGATGCTCAGCTTCGTTTCTTTCATGACACAGTTTATGGGGACAGTCAAAACATCATTGGAGCAGGCAATGCTGCCAAGCTCAGGAATGTGTTAGATAAAGAACAAGACCCCAGTGTCATTGCTGATGTGCTTGCTAAGGGATGGTTTAAGCCCAACCCAGAGCGTAACCCCAAGTATGATGAGAGAGCAAAGTATGCTCTACAGATTAGTGGCTATCAGCCTCCTATGGCTGCTCCTGCGCCTGCCCCAGAACCTTCTTGGTGGGAGAACCCATTAGCCAGAGCTAAGAACACTTTAGGAAGTTTGTTTGACTAGTCTAGACATTAAGCTACTTCCTTGGCAACAAGAAGTCTGGAGCGACAAGAGCCGATTTAAGGTTGTAGCTGCTGGACGAAGAACAGGTAAGAGCCGCCTTGCTGCCTATCTGTTGTTGTTCAACGCTCTACAGGCAGAGAAAGGCCATGTGTTCTATGTTGCCCCTACACAGGGACAGGCAAGGGACATTATGTGGCAAACCCTGCTTGAGGTTGGTCATGCTGTTATAGCAGGAAGCCATGTTAATAACTTACAGGTTAAGCTTGTTAACGGAGCCACCATCAGCTTGAAGGGTGCTGACAGGCCAGAAACAATGCGAGGAGTATCCTTGAAGTTTCTGGTGATGGACGAATATGCAGACATGAAGCCAGAGGTGTGGGAGCAAATTTTACGTCCTGCTTTGGCTGACCAGAAGGGACATGCCTTGTTCATTGGAACACCAATGGGCAGGAATCACTTCTATGAGCTATACCAGTATGGCTTAACAGGAGAAGATGTTACATTCAAGAGCTGGCATTTCACCAGCTATAACAACCCTTTGATTGACCCAGAAGAGATTGAAGCTGCTAAGAAGAACATGAGCAGCTTTGCTTTCAGGCAAGAGTTTATGGCCTCCTTTGAAGCACAGGGTGGAGAACTCTTCAAAGAGGAATGGGTTAAGTTTGACGAGGAAGAGCCTGATGGGGATTATTTCATTGCCATTGACTTGGCTGGCTTTGCAGATGAGAGCAAGGGTAGCAAAAGCAAGAGGCTTGATGATAGTGCCATAGCCATCGTTAAAACTAACGCAGATGGCTGGTATGTTAAAGATATTGTCTTTGGGCGTTGGACAGTTGAAGAGACAGCAAAGAAGATATTTGCTGCTGTTAAGAAATATGAGCCAGTGTCCATTGGAATTGAGAAGGGTATTGCTAAGCAAGCAGTGATGCCCTATTTGTCAGACATAATGAGAAGAACACAGACGTTCTTTAGAGTGGAAGAGCTAAGTCATGGAAACAAAAAGAAAACAGATCGAATTGTATGGGCATTACAGGGGCGTTTTGAACATGGTCAAATTGTCCTTAACAAGGGAGAATGGAACATACAATTTCTTGACCAACTCTTCCAATTTCCAAATACTCTTGTGCATGATGACTTGATTGATGCGCTTAGTTACATAGAGCAGCTAAGCAAAGAAAGCTATGCAACAGAATACGAAGAAGAACCTTTTGAACCAATGGACGCTACAAGCGGATACTAAGGAAACATATGAGCTTTGATACTGAAGAAACTTACAAGAAAACTAGTCTCGCTGGTTGGGTCATTGAAAAAGCTGACAGATGGCGTGACCATTATACCAGCAACCATCAAGAGAAGTTTGATGAGTATTATCGCTTGTGGCGTGGTCAGTGGGATGCTGCTGATAAGACACGTGAGAGTGAGCGTAGCAAGCTAATTAGCCCTGCCTTGCAGCAAGCTGTAGAGAGCAGCGTTGCTGAAGTTGAGGAAGCCACCTTTGGTCGTGGTAAATGGTTTGACATCTATGATGATGTGCGTGACCAAGAGCGTGAGGACATCACCTTCTTACGTAATGCTTTGGATGAAGAGTTTAAATACACCAAGACACGCAAGGCTGTAGCTGAGTGTTTGTTAAACGCTGCCGTGTTTGGCACAGGTATGGCTGAGCTTGTCCTTGATGAGGTGCAAGACTTCACACCAGCCACACAACCAATCCTTGATGGTGCTATGCAAGCTGTAGGCGTGACAGTTAAGCCACGCATTGTGGTTAAGGTGCGTCCAATCCTGCCACAGAACTTCCTGATTGACCCTGTTGCTTCCTCTATTGAAGAGGCTTTGGGTGTGGCTATTGATGAGTTTGTCCCTAAGCATCAGGTTGAACTCCTAATTGAAAAGGGTGTCTATCGTGATGTTGACATTATGGCAGCGGCTCCTGACCAAGACCTTGAGCCAGACCAAGACCTTACGATTTACCAAGATGATAAGGTCAGACTCACCAAGTATTATGGCCTTGTTCCTCGTAAAGAGTTTAATGAAGCGATGGATTTGCCAGAGCCAAAAGAGGACAGCAAGAAGGAAACTGACGAAGAAAGCGAATACGTAGAAGCCATTGTCATCGTAGCCAATGGTGGTATCTTGTTGAAGGTTGAAGAAAACCCTTACATGATGCAAGATCGCCCCTTGATTGCCTTCCCTTGGGATGTGGTTCCCGGACGCTTCTGGGGCCGTGGCATTTGTGAGAAGGGTTATAACAGCCAGAAGGCTTTGGATGCTGAGCTTCGTGCTCGTATTGATGCCTTGGCGCTAACTGTCCACCCCATGATGGCTATGGATGGTACACGTATGCCACGTGGTGCTAAGTTTGAGATTCGTCCCGGCAAGACAATCATCACCAATGGTAATCCCGCTGAGATTATGATGCCATTTAAGTTTGGCAACCTTGACCAAGTGAGCTTCACACAGGCAGAAAGCCTCCAGCGCATGGTTCAGATGGCTACAGGAGCCATTGATGCAGCAGGCATTCCCGGAAGTATCAATGGAGAGGCAGCAGCAGGGGCTGTAAGTATGTCTCTAGGAGCCATTATAAAGCGCCATAAGCGCACGTTAATCAACTTCCAAGACTCCTTCCTCATCCCGCTGGTTAGCAAGGCTGCATGGCGTTATATGCAGTATGACCCAGACAATTTCCCTGCACAAGACTACAAGTTTGTAGCTTCTAGCAGCCTTGGTGTCATTGCTCGTGAGTATGAGGTGACACAATTGGTGCAACTCCTGCAAACCTTGGGACAAGATAGCCCAATGTACCCAATGTTGGTGGAAGCTGTCATTGAAAACATGAGCTTGTCTAACCGAGAAGGTATGATTACTAAGCTTCGTGAGATGAATAAGCCTAATCCACAGGCACAGCAGCTACAGCAGGCTCAGATGCAGATGCAGATGGCAGCAGCAGAAGCTCAGACAGCCCTCTATCAGGCACAAGCTGCTGAAAGTCAGAGCCGAGCTGGTAAACTTCAGGCAGAAACACAGGCAATCCCTACAAAGTTGGAGAATGATCGCATCCGAGCCATCTCTTCTAACCTACAGGTGGGTAGCCAAGATGATAAAGAGTTTGAACGCCGAGCAAGGCTTGCAGATTTGGTCTTGAAAGAGCGTGAGATTGCAAGCAAAGAAGCAATTGTATCTAAGCAAATGCAACAATAGCTTGACAAAGTAAAACTTTTGTGGTATAATAGAGACATTAGCATCCACAATAGGAGAAATGCTCATGGATAAAGAGTTACAAGAATATTATGAATCTCTTCTAGACTTGTTTGTACATAAGGGTTGGGACATATTTCAGGAAGACCTTAAGCGTAGCTTAGACAATCTTTCTGATATTCGGAACACCTCAGATGCTAACATGTTCTGGTTCAGAAAAGGACAGGTAGAAGTTTTAGAGACACTTCTTGGTTATCGTAATGCTATCGAAGCATCACATGCGGAGCTTACAGATGATAAGGGTTTTTGATTTTCTCTGTCCTAATGGTCACTTACAAGAACGATTTACTTCTGTAGAAACAGAAACAATAGATTGTCAGGTTTGTGGCTCAAAGGCCTTTCGTCAGTTAAGTACTCCACGAGTTAAACTTGAAGGAGTTACAGGTGATTTCCCCGGGGCTGCAATGAAGTGGGAAAAGAAGCACCGAGAACAACTGGCTAAAGAGCAAAAGCAGAATGCCTCATAAGAGGGAACATTCTAAATTTCTTCCATAATGCTATTAAGCACGGAGACTATATGGCAACATTTATTGATGACAGCGTACAAGACACACAAGAGGACATCTCTCAATTAGAGCAGACTCACGAGGAGCCTACACAGGCCACCCCTTCAGAGCCAGATGTTCCAGAGCGATACAAAGGTAAAAGTGCAACTGATTTGATTCGTATGCACCAAGAAGCTGAGAAGCTGATGGGGCGACATTCACAAGAGGTTGGAGAACTTCGGCGTATTGTAGATGATTTTGTAAAAGCACAAGTCGTTACCAAAGAAGCCCCACAGGACGAAGAGGTAGATTTCTTCTCTGACCCTCAGAAGGCTGTTGAACAGGCTGTTTCACGACACCCTAAGATTAAAGAAGCAGAAGCTTTTAATGCACAGATGGCAAAGGCTCAGGCCTTGAATGCTTTAAAGACTGCTCACCCTGACTATACGGATATTATTAATGACGATGGTTTCAAGGAGTGGGTTGGCAAGAGCAAGGTGCGAAGCGAACTTCTTTCACGTGCAGACCAGCGGTATGACTTTGACGCAGCAGACGATCTTTTGACTACATGGAAAGAACGTCAGCAAATGTTAAGCAACACTGTTGAGATGCAAAAGGCTGATCGTAAACAACAACTTAAACAGGCATCAACTGGTTCTGTTAAAGGAACTGGCGAGACACAGAGCAAGAAGATTTATCGTCGTGCTGACATTGTAGACCTCATGCGTAAAGACCCTGACCGATACATGACCTTGCAGCCAGAAATTATGGCAGCATATGCAGAAGGTAGGGTTCGTT